GGTACCAAGGGCTCAGCTCCCTAGGTACAAGCCCCTTGTAGTGCCTCCTAACACCCTTAGGCCACCTGTAGGTATTAAAGGGATTAACACGGATGAAGCTCCTACAAAGGATACCAAATCTAAACCAAGCCTTCCACCAGAGGCACAGATAGTTGAGGTCCCATTTACGGACATTGAAGTCCCGATGCCGACCACAACTATTATGACCACTGCAGCCACCACAGCGTTTATCAGTGTCGCTGCCACCTTGACTGCTACCTCTTTGTTCAAATACCTCGTAATGGTTTTTAAACCTGTATTCAAACAAACATGGAGCAAACTAACCAAGAAGAAAAGCCAACAATGCTCAAAAAATTGAAGGAGCATCACGAAGAGATTGAGTTCTTAGCAACCTTTGTTCGGCTTGGTGTCGTCGTTTGGAGTGGTTTTATTATCACTCTTAACTATGTTGACATCCCTATGATTAAAAAAGGTCAGAGCGGTGGTGACATTACCTTTGTTGCTAGCGTCTTCACAGGCGCTCTCGCTACGTTTGGACTCAACACATCCAACAATAGAAACAACAAATCAGACGAACCCAAGAAAGACACATGAAAAAGCTACTACTCCTTCTCTTTCTAGCTAGTCCTGCTGCAGCTCAGCAAATTACGCCCAACTTTACACAGGGCAGCATGCAATCCACTACTACTACCACTGTAGATATTGATCGTACTATCGAGACCAACATTTATGGTGGCGATTACAAATCATGGTCTGGAACCAACGTAACCCCCAGTGGGGATATTTTAAGCGACTCCACAACCTATTCCGTAACCAACGCGGGCGAACAGTTCCAACTGGAGACTGTCGTTCGGGATGCGGGAGTCGTGGAGAACATCGTAATCGAAGAACTCATCGAGTCAACCTCTACCACTACCTCACTGTCTGTCTTCTCTCAGTAAGCCCTGCGTTTGCTGCTGAAGACCCAACAGTTCAGAACAGCTCAAACCCTGTGGCAGCAGCTACGGGCAATGTGACCAATCAAGCCGTTCAATTCCAAAACAACGGGGCACCATCTCGACAATACTTTGCTAACAACGTTAGCTGCAATGGTGCGACTATGCAACTTAGCCCGTTTTACATGGGCAATGACACTATTCCGTACGAAAATACGGGATATGTGCGTAGTAACAACTTCGGTATGCAGATTAACTTCAGTGTACCCCTTGATAGCAGCATGATTGAGCTGTGTAAAAGCATAGCCAGAAAGCATGAACAGAAACTTCGCTTGGATTACGAGCTAGTTCGTGCTCTAAAATGCACTGAAATCATGAAAGCTGGGTTCCAGTTTAGACCTGGCAGCCGTGTTGAGGTGTTGTGTCACGATGTTGTACCTATCGTGTCTCTAGAATCTAAAAATGAGCAACAAAAGAGCAAGTGAAGACTCATTTAACGAGCTTCACAACCTTATCACAAAGGAGTTTTTAGCGCGAATCAAGTCTGGCGAAGCAACCACACAAGATCTTAAAGCAGCTTGTGACTGGTTGTCCAAAAATGACATCACTGGTGTGGCCGTTGAGGGTTCTGCTCTCAGCGGCCTTGCTGATATTATGCCAACCATCAATTTTGATGAAGTTCAAAAAGCAGTTCGACGCTAATGGGTCCTACAAAAAAACCTTATCACACTCTTAAAAAAAGTGCGAAGAATTACCGCGACAATGCAACCGCTCGGCGTAACAAACGCCGTTACGATACAAAAAGAGGTCAGTCGGAAGAAGCAACAGCCTCCCGAGTCAAACACACCGCAGAACGCCGCAAGCGAGGAATCTACGGCAAAGGCGGCAAAGACCTCTCGCAAACCACGAAAGGCACGTTTGTCCGCGAAGACCCCTCCAAAAACCGCGCCAGAAACAGAGGACGTAAATACGTAACATGACTCCTCTGCTGCCTACTCCTGATCATTACTTATACAACCTAATAACCATGACATCCCCAGAAGCTAAGCGCCTATGGAGGCGTGCAATCAAAGAGCACTTCAAATGTCAATGCGTTTATTGTGGAGAAACTTATGAATTACATGAACTTACTCTTGACCACGTTCACCCTAAGTCTCTGGGTGGAGAAGATCTTACGAGCAACTTGGTACCAGCCTGTACCCATTGTAATCAGGACAAAGGTAGCGACAACTGGCTAAACTGGATGCGTGCTAAATATGGCATGCATCCTGACAGAGAACAACGTATTATCGATCACATCAACTAATGGCCCCTAGAGTCACATCTTCTTCTAATCGTAGCAAGCGGCGTGCAAACCGTCGCCCTACGTCTTCAAAAACCCGAGTTTCTCGCAGCAAGGCTTCAACTAATTCTAGCCGTGTAACTAGGTCAGGTAGTGGCGTCAAAGGACGCGCTAACGTAACTCAATCTGGTGGCGCACGTGCTAACAGTGCAGGTTCTCGCGTTACAGGTTCTCGCCTTCCTCAACTGCCTGCAGCTGGTAAATCTGGTGGTAGCAAGCCTCCTAAGGGTACCAAGCAACCTGGTACTACCCGTAATCAACCTCAAAACCGACGCTCTGCAGCTGCTACTAGGCGTGCAGGAGCCTCTATAGGCTCTCGTGGTAGCGGTGTAAAGACTGCTGGCGGTGCAGCACCTACTTATGGTCAAGCTGCACGTAAGCAAGGCATGAACATTGCCCGTAGAGCCCTGGGTATTGGCGGTCGCCTTTTGCGTGGTGCTGGTCGGCTTATTGCTGGCCGTGACGATGGCTCTGGTTCTGCTTTGGCAGCTGCAATGATGACTAACGACGCTATTAACGCCGCACGAGGCAGCACTGCAGAAGAGCGTAACAAGCCTAAAAAGCAAGGACCACAGCCTAAGCAAGGTCCCAAACCCAAAAAGCGTAACTACAAAACCGCTGCTGAGTTTGCTAACAGCGATAACCCTCGCTACAAGCCAGGTAACGTTAAAAGGTCTGGTAGTGGCAGTAGCGACAAAAGCAAGCCTAAGCCTAAGCAACGTCAAAACGTTACTGAGAAGCCCGCTAAAAAGCCAAAGCCTAAAAAAGACAACCTTACGGCTACTCAACGCCGTGCTTACTCTGCTGATTCGCGTAATAAAAAATACGACGAACTTCGTAAAGCAGGTAAAATCAAAGAAGCGTCTGCGCTAGCTAAAAAGATCGCTGCTGATGCAGCTGCTAAGCGCAAGAAGCGCGCCTAAGCCCTCTAAAAAGCCTCTAAGGTACAATCCCACTAGGGACGCCTTAGAGGCCCCTTCTAGCCCCTTCTAGCATGCATACAGACGACTTACAGAATAATCTTCAGGCAGACTTTCGGTATTTCCTTACCGCAGTCTGGGCACACCTCAAACTTCCCCCGCCAACCCGTGCACAACTGTGCATTGCAGAATACCTACAGCAAGGACCCAAACGTCTACAGATTCAGGCGTTTCGTGGGGTAGGTAAGAGCTGGATTACAGCAGCATTTGTGCTGTGGACACTCTACAATAACCCTGACAAGAAAATTATGGTGGTATCTGCATCTAAGGATAGAGCAGACTCGTTTTCCATCTTCTGTCAACGGCTTGTGCTAGAAGTTCCTTGGCTTGCACACCTTAAACCTAAATCAGATGACCAAAGATGGTCCAGGGTCTCGTTCGACGTGGGACCAGCTAAACCTCACCAAGCTCCTTCAGTTAAGTCTGTCGGCATTACTGGTCAGCTTACTGGTAGCCGTGCTGACCTTATGATTCTAGACGACGTAGAGGTTCCTGGCAACTCAATGACAGAATTGATGAGGGAGAAGCTGTTGCAACTCTGTACAGAAACTGAATCAATCCTGACACCAAACCCAGACAGCCGCATTATGTTCCTTGGGACTCCCCAAACTACGTTTACCATCTACCGTAAACTAGCAGAACGTAACTACAGACCGTTTGTCTGGCCCTCTCGCTATCCCAAGAAACTAGCCAACTACGAAGGTCTCCTAGCCCCACAGCTCGTAGAAGACATCGAGAACGGTGCAGAACCTTGGGATGTAACTGACCCTGACCGCTTTAACGATGAAGATCTTATCGAACGTGAAGCAGCAATGGGACGCAGCAACTTCATGCTGCAGTTCATGCTGGACACGACTCTCAGTGACGCCGAAAAGTTCCCGCTTAAAATGGCTGATCTTATTGTCACCAGCATTAACCCTACCACTGCTCCTGAGTCCATTGTATGGTGTAGCGACCCCCAGAACATTATCAAAGAAGCTCCAACTGTCGGACTACCTGGAGATTATTTCTACAGTCCAATGCAGCTCCAGGGGCAATGGGATGATTACTCTGAGACAATCTGCTCTATTGACCCATCGGGTCGTGGCTCAGATGAAACAGCGGCAACTTATATCTCCCAACGCAACGGTTTCCTGTACGTGCACGAAATGCGTGCTTACCGAGACGGATACTCAGACAAAACGCTTCTGGACATTCTAAGAGGGTGTCGTAAATACAAAGTCTCAAAGCTCTTAATTGAGACAAACTTTGGTGATGGCATCGTAGCAGAACTGTTCAAAAAACACCTAATCCAAACCAAACAAAACATCGACGTAGAAGAGGTACGTGCTAATGTCAGAAAAGAAGATCGCATTATTGACGCTCTGGAGCCTGTCCTTAATCAGCATCGTCTGGTTATTGACAGAGGGCTTATTGACTGGGATTATAACAGCAACAAAGATGCGCCTCCTGAGGAACGTCTTCTCTACATGCTCTTCTACCAATTCTCTAGAATGTGTAGAGAAAAAGGTGCCGTTAAACACGATGACAGACTCGATAGCCTTGCCCAAGGAGTTAAATACTTCACCGACGCAATGGCAATCTCAGCCAACCAAGAAATTGCCAAACGTAAATTTGAAGAGTGGCAAGATCTAGAACAAGCGTGGAAAGATGACCCACAATCAGCTGCAAATCACATGGTTTTAGGGATGACACACAAACAAAGACAAGCAGCTAGAGGTTTAGCTAAAAACTCAGTCCCTACCTGGGTTTCTCCTCGTTAAAGCCCGTAAGGGTGCAGTAAAACACGGGGAGTGGTGCCCTCGTGTGTGGAAAAAGCGGTCAAAGGAGGGAGAGGATGACACATCTTCTTCCTCTTTTCCAAAGGTTCGCTAGAACCGACCAAGATGAGGTAAGGACGAAGTCCGAACCATCTTGTCTTATTCATCTTCTTCTACCTACTCTAGTAAGACTACTAGAAGCATCACATATATCATGTATCATTATGTATGCACACGACTAAGCTTATTTCCATTACCCCTGATGCAGAAGATCTCGTAGCCTATTGTGCACGTGTATCTAACCCTGCTAACCAACACAGCAAAGAGACAGCACCTCGTCTCCTTCGGTATCTTATTAAGCATAAGCACTGGTCTCCTTTTGAGATGGTGAATATGGTTCTAGAGATCAAAACAACCAGAGCAATCAGTGCTCAAATCCTACGACACAGATCATTCTCTTTTCAAGAGTTTTCACAACGGTATGCAGAAGTACAGTCTATACCACAGCCTCCTCTTCTTCGCAGACAGGATGTTAAGAATAGGCAGAACAGTATTGATGACATTCCGTTGGCTGAACAATATGCTTGGACAGATCAGATCCAAGAGCATTATGCTTCTGCTTACGCCCTTTATGACAGTCTCCTGGAGTCTGGAGTAGCAAAAGAGTGTGCACGAGAGGTCCTTCCCTTGGGTTCTGAGACGACTTTGTACATGAATGGTACTCTGAGGTCTTGGATGCATTACGCAGACCTTAGAGGCGGTCCTGAGACGCAGCTAGAGCATCGTACGATTGCTGAAGGTGTTAAGGATGTGATTGAGAAGGAGTGTCCTGCTATTTATGAGGCTATGTGGGCATGATTGTGTGGTCAGTGATCGTTATGATCCTGATTCTGCTGGTTCTGGTCGGTATTTCTATCGTCTGGATTCTTAGGACTCCTTAAATTTTGGCAGAAATTTGTCAAGCCTATTATAACGCTGGCGCGGGGCCGAGTCCCCCCGTGCCGTCTCATCGGGCTGTCTGATGCATCTCGTTACGCCATGAGATCGACTGCGGCGCAAGGGTTGTTGGCCGTCTCAATCAGTCGCAATCTGTCGCGATCTGAAGGAAATCTGAAGAACTCTGGACATCACTGGAATCTGGGTTAACTTGTGACCACAGCCAGGCCACCACTGGTTTCTCGTGATGTATTTCCTGATACATTACGAACTGTGTCACTCCAACCTTCCGCGCTTCAGCGCCGTTCGGTGATGTGATACAGTGGCTGCAAGCAAATCAAAACGGGAATCCGTCGCGAAGACTGGACACACCCAACCGATCTGCTACACTTTCCACAGTTCAAACCCACCACCAAATGATTCGCTTAGCTTCCAAGCTCAGCCGCAAGCTCTCGGAGCATGCTGTGCTACGCTTCATTGCAGCTAACCCAGGCAAACAGCTGTATGAGATCAATGATGCTACACTTGACTCGCATCACAGCTGGGGCACCAAGTCAGTTTTGACTGATCTCGAGCGTGCTGGTAAGATTGACGTTGTGCGCTTCCGTGTCGTTCGCATCAAAGGCGAGCTGACCCGCAAGAAGATCAAGCCTCTGTACTTCCTCGCAGACTGAGCCATGCTTAGACTCCGCCACGATCAATTTGCGGGCTCTCAACGTGTCCGTGATAACATAGCTAAGGCTAAGGCTGCAGGCTATGCTGCAACGTCTCCTGAGGGCCTCACGGCCCTGGAGCGTGCCTTCTATGTCCGCAAGCTGGAGCTGGAGCAATGTTAACCTTTGTTGCATTCACAGCCTTTGTAGCTGCGACCTGTGTTACACTACCTTCAGTCAGCCTACTCCTGCTCACCTTTGGTGTAGGCTGCATCATCCTCTCCCTAGTCCTTGACACAACCTGCTGATCCACTATCATCACGGCTATGCGAGTTCACATCACTCCACGTAGCTCTAATGCGAAAACTGGTCCAATTCCAGTCACCACATCAGAGGAGTCTACGTGCCCATCAACGTGCCCTTTCATTGGCAAGGGCTGCTATGCTAAGTCAGGACCTCTAGCGTTACACTGGCGCAAGGTATCTGCAGGCGAGCGTGGCACCGACTGGCAAGGTCTATGTGATTTTGTTCAGACGCTACCCAATCGACAGCTATGGCGTCACAACCAAGCTGGTGATCTACCACACAATGCAGGACTCATCGATTATGCTAAGATGGCTCACCTTGTTGTTGCGAACACTGGCAGACGGGGATTCACCTACACCCATCATTCGCTCAGCTCCTATAACGTTTCGATCCTCTCACGTGCTAATCGTCAGGGTTTCACTATCAACGTATCGACGGAATCGCTCGATAGGGCTGACGCTGTCATGGCCATGGGGTTACCAGCTGTTACGGTCGTTCGCAATGACCAGCCCGTTCCTACCCACACACCAGCTGGGCATCGCGTGGTGGTCTGTCCAGCACAGACACGTGAAGTCTCATGTTCTGAGTGTGGCCTCTGCTCCCAAGCGAAGCGCACTTGTGTGGTAGCCTTCATGGCACATGGCAATGCCAAACGCACCGTTAACGAGATTGTCTCAAAATGATCACGTTACCTAACGATGGCTGCCTCAAACGGATCCACGTCAATCAGAATCTCCTGAGGCGTGCGATCAAAGGTGAGGACGTGTACCCTTACACTGTCCAATACAAGGGGCACAGCTACCCTTGCAAGGAAGCCGAAACCCTTAGCGGGTGCCGTGCTGTCAATCGCGTTCACAGGCCATTGTCATGCGGTGCTAGGCTGTTTATTGAAACCACCGGAACTGTTCTCTGTCATGATTGACACCACACTCCCATTCCCTTATCAATCAGACAAGCAACTAGCCAACTGGCAAGAATCACAATCAATGGAAGATTCCATCACACCAGGCACCAAGGTCAAGACCACTCTCAACCTGTCACACAGTGAGATCAAGCGGCTGCTGGATGCTGTCCAGTCTGTCCACGAACCACTAGAGCTTGGGCCATGGCCTGATGCTGACCGCAGGGCACACTGCAAGCTGATCCACCGTCTGCAGCGTGCTGACCGCCGCTTTGCACTCTACGAATCATGAACGACCACGAATTCGTCAACTTCCTGTTTGACAAGCTGGTGTCACACGTTGACACCGACCTCATCGACCTCCACGATGACGACACCGCAGGTATTGATGCTCTGATGTTTCGACAGCTGGAGCTTGACCTGTGATACAATGGGACTGATCTCCTTACTGAGCCAGCGCCTGTGGTGGGTCGGTGGCTCTCTAAGGAGATCTCCCTCCTTTTTCCACTATCATCATCAGAGCCACGC